TTAGTCTAATTCAATTAATCGGTGTAGTTCGCCGTTTACAAACCACATTTCACACGTTACATTATCGCCATCTTTTAGAGTGGCCATATATAACCCCTCTTTGTTTGGTTGAATATCTTCTGCGAATTGATGTGTTTTTCCATTGAATGTAAATACTTGTGCCATTGTGTTATTCCTTTCAGTTATAAAGTAATACTTTCCAACTGTCAACTAACAGTTGATTGTTGCAATCCGTGCAACTCGGAGATAATTTAGATCACCATTCCTTTACTGTGTAAAGTGCGCTAGCGCCCTCTAAATGTTGGCCATTGAAATGTGTTAACACTTCAAATTTACCAGCTTGATAGCCTATAGTTTCAAAGGCGCGTTTATCTATCAAAGTAACACCAGCTTTTATCTTGTGTCCTTTGTTTAGATTGATTTTGTACACATCCACCTTTTGCTCATCTGTGTTAGCAACTACGGCTGTTCTATCAGATTTTTCAGTAACAGCTTTAGGTACATTAGGATTGCTATGTGTAATATCCTGTTTCACCTGTTCTGCAGCAACTTCAACTGTAGTTGCTTGTGTGTAATATGTTGCTATCGGTTGAGTTCTTTCTTTTTTGGAAATGACTTCCTGTGCTTCTGTTTCAGTAACATGAATTGCCTTTGATAACTCTTGAGGTGATTTAGCCTGCTCTTGTGTAATGACTACAGGCTTTTCTAGTTGCTTGTGTTTGTGATGATATATTACTACACCTACAATAGCGATAAAAACGCATAGGGCAATCGCTATGGCTAATTTGTAGTGTTCCTTGATAGTTTGTACCAACTTACTAATTAACATGGCTTACACCTCGTTTAATTCATTCTGTAGCATTTCCAACGCTCTGAATTTTTCATCTGCGAAACGTTCATTCAAACTATCACGCAATGCACTATTATTCCATGCAGTAGTCATGCATACATCATAGATACAAGCGATAAGGTCGTAGTCAAAACGTTTATCATCAACGTAGGATAGATTAGGCAATTCTAAATTTAAAGCCTTTTCCATAAGTTGTAATGCATCGTGGAACATATCAACGATATTGCCTACACCATATTGTACAGTCCTACTCCATATCACATCTTTTAATGTATCTGAATGTTTATCTACATGAAATAGATTATCTTGTAACAACTTACACGCTACATCGTAGTATTTAGCCTTAATGTAGTCATGTTGCATCTGTGCAAATCCCTGTCTATCAATCGTTCCGAGTTCTTTCCATTGTTCGATAAACTCATCACTATTGATTTCGCCACTATCTACCAATGCTCTTGCGTAGTCTGTATAAAATCCACCTTGCCGTAATCCCCAACCTAGAAATTCATCAACGCTACCGCAATTACTAGCTAATTGATATGTACCATAAGAAATACCACCTGCATCATTAACCCCACTTGATACACAAGCAGGGTCTCCATTACTCTCATATACTGCACTTAAACTCCCTAATTCGTTCATTTCTCCAACTCCTTTTTTTCATTAACACTACCCCCATTATTCATGTATTGGGAACGCTTAACACCGCCTGTTGCACCAATATAACCGCCCAATACACCGACTATCACGCTTGCCAAATCCTTTTGTTCAAGATAGATAGTCATGATTAACGCACTAGCCAAGGCAATCAGCGTAATCATATCTTCATAGTTAATCTTCATTTAATCGCTTCCTTTACCGATTTAACGAAATCAATCACTTGTTTAAATAGCCCTATCGCACGTTTAAACCACCTCGTTTCTACTAATTCGAGTTCTATCATGTTCTCTACGCACGATGCCAATTCGATAAATATAGGTATCAAATACAACAATGTGCATAGGAATACATCAACACGGCCCAATACAGGTACTACTACATCAGGCAATGTTAATAGAATAAACGCTAACAAAAAAAGCCACGGATAGGATTTGACTAATTTCTTAGTCATATCCGCTCGTAGCTTTCCAGACACTAAAAATCGTTTAGGTTTTCCGTCAATTTCTACTACCGCCCAACCTCTCCATAATATGGCTAATATAGTATTTTTGATTGTAACTTCTCTCTTTGTTGCTAGGTTGTAATTCCTTGCTTCAACCAACACTCGTAATATTGTATCTATAAACACAAGAATAACTGTTGTGAATATAGCTAATGAAATTCGTACAGCCTCACTCACATTGAACACCTCGTTAAATATCGGAATAAAGATTTCTACCACTATTCGTCTCCCTCGTCTCTTTCTGATAACACAAAACTTACGGAAATATATTGTATCATTCCGTCAAAACTTTTATCTCGTGTTATCCGTGAATTATTCCCTATTACAGTAAACGTTGCTTTTACATTGCGTTCTAAATCTACGATTACAGTTACAAACTCCCCTTGATTGTCTGATACATTAAATGTTGCTCTATCACTACCACCACGACCAACATAAGTGCCAAGAAATAGATCGTAACTCCCTTTTGGCAAAAATAATGTTTTACGTTCTTGCGTTGTGCTACCAGTAAAACTAGGAAAAAACTCATGCGGTTCTTGTTGCCCTCTAACTGGCGATGTTAATATTCCGTATTTGTTAGTTCCTATTTTTACCAATCCAATACTAGCAGCATTAACAACACTTTTTCCTTTCTCCCATAGCGTAGCATAATATTTTTTGCCATCGGCTTTGATTTCTATATTTTTATCACCTGCTACATTAAGGCTTTCTGTCAATTGAATAACATCAGTTCCAAATATTAATCGTTTAGCCATTGACCCCTACCTCTACTGTTCCATTCGCACTCCACAACTGTAACTTACTATTCAACGATGTTTGTACTCTTCCCCAAGAACCCCATTTATTAGCCATGAAAGTACGATGATAGGTTTCACCATTTAATGTGTGCAATGTGTGGTCGACTAATTTACCATCTCCAAAGTTAAATACAATCAGCATACCTTGCTTATGTGAACGTGGTGGATTATTAGCACCACCATCGAAATTGATTTCGTAGCACCCTTGCGTTGTAAGTGTATTCCAATCTGTTGCGGTATCTAATTTAGAATAGGGAAACCCAAATGAACCTGCATCATCTTTTTTGACAAACACTTCATCGGCTTTAGTCTTGCTATAAATAGCTGTGCCATAATGTTTTGTGGTAATTACTGTGTAACTATCTGTGCCGTCATAGTGTTTAAATTCCTTACCCTTAATAAACGTATTAACGGAGCTATCGCCAAATTCTACGTTGCCAGCAGTAGATACTTTAGCCATACCAACACCATGACCATCAGGTTTATAACCCTCAATCAAAATATTGTTAGCCATTTTAAGTGCGCCACTTAATGTGCCACCTGTGAGTTTCAAATAGTCTAGGCTTGCCAATCGAGCCGTATTGATTGAGTTTTGATAATCTCGGTTTGGATTACCTACATAAATATCGACTTGATGCCGTTTACTAGGTTTTTCAGTTAGCACCGCAAAATAGAATTTACCATTACAATATGCTATGTCTTCAATTTCAGTAGTTCTATTGATTTCAATAATCTGTTTAACAGCACCAAATGGTGTACATTCTACCAAACTACCGAGCGTTGCACTCATGATGCATCCGTTAAGCATTAATGCACCATTGTTGTTAAAGTCATCATATTGGTAGTCGATTTGATAGGTTTTCATCTTTTGGAAATCATCGTTGTACAAGTTGACTTCACGCAAGCGTTGTTGACCGCTAATTGGTACGATGCTCACATAAGTTCGTGTGATAGGATCATATCCAATGTTAAATACACGTTCATTCAATGTGATAGTCTTTTCAAATGACATAGTGTCAGCATTAAATACAGATAGGTTATTACCATTCTTTAATCCATTGGCAAGGTAAATTTTATTCGTATATTTGTTGTAGCACATAGTGTTACAATGGCCCATTTTGTCAGGGTCGCTAAACTTATACGTACCTACGATTTCAAATGTATCTGGATTAAGTTCATACAGATTTTGTTTTGTACCATCACCATTGATACATGCCAGTACAAACACATTCTTTTTCTCGTTGTAGGTAAACCCTTGACATTGGTTGACCTCATCACCATATTGGATGTTTTTAACAAAGGCGATGTTGGATGCACCTTTTAACATTGGTGTTTCAGTAGGATAGAATGGCTTGATGTTATTGTATGTACCCATATCCATAACACTATCAACAGTATCAAACGAAACATGTTCATTCACTTTGTAGATGCCATTAGGGATTAACAATATTTTGTTTTTCAAATTATCGTTAGCACGTTTGAATGCTGCGGTATCATCAGCTACACCATCACCAACCGCACCAAAGTCTTTGACAGATACGATGCCATATAGGCTATCTTTAGGAATAAACTTTGTATCTGCTTCTGTTTTTGTAATCAATCCACCGCCATTAGGCAAGGCGATTTGTTCCGCTTTACTTGCTGCGACTTCTGCACGTTTCGCCGCATCAGTTGCCTTGATAGCGTTACTTGCGATTGATGTTTGTTTATTATCAATGTCTGTTTTAAGTGTACGTGCTTGACTGACTAACTCATTAATATCACGCTTATCAACTGTGGTTTGTCCTGCATACGCTTTTGCATCTGCCACTAGCTTTTCTGCTTTCGTTACATTGGCACTAGATGTATCGAGTGCTCTATTGCTAGTCGCTAATTTATCATCAACTGTACGGCTTAATTCTGTGATTTCACCGCCTAGCGTTTTAATCGTTTCTGCATTAGCGTTGATAGTATCACTTTCGGCTTTGATTTTTTCGTATGCATCAATAGCATCATTTGCTGCCTTTGTCGATGTATCTACAATCTTACGTGCAACTGTAGTTGCATCCTCATCGCTACCCACACGGATTAATAAGGCTCTATTCATCTTCTCCTGCATTTCTTGCAAAATCAATGTAACCTTATCCGTCATGTGTTCAATATTTTGGAAAGGGTATTCGTCAGGCAAATCCGTGTCTTGTTCGATTGGTGTTCTACGTTCAAGAATAATCTTGTGAGTATTATCTAATGGATCACCATCAGCAGGATATGTTAATGTTTTGTTTTCTTTATCATAATCGATATTTCCTATTTGCACGCTTTCTGTGCCATTAGCATCAACAATGATTAAGGCTATATCTTCAACCTTATTGAAATCATACGGCCATATCCATTTTTTGTTCGCGCCATCGCATTGATAAACTACACTAGGTTTTTTGACTTCTGGTATCATATTTGTTCCCCTTTTCTAATTAAATAGGACTACCCATAACGAGTAGTCCTTATTTATCAATATTTATTTTGCTTTTTTTCCTTTTGTTTTTCTTTCTTAGATTTCAATCGTTTATCAAAGATGACGGAATATAGCAAATCTTCGAGCTCTGCATCTATATCCGTTAAACCGTATTTTGCAATTGTCATGACGCCATCGGTTAGTGTATTGCTTAACCCTGTCATAGAATTGGCAAATTGTAGTCCTGCACGTCCTACGTCCGTCCAATCCTTTTTACTACTATTCACAGCAGTAAATATATCATCGATTTTATCGATTACCGCATAGGATAACGGAGACGTTCCACGATTGTATACCTTTTCACCTAACATTCTATTCATAGCTTGTGTGATACCCTCACGCACGAACGGTACGCCCATGACGCTTTGATTTACAAATTCTTTAATTAATGACTTAGCTACTTTTGTAGGGTCATCGTCATCATCGCTACCAAAGAGATTATTATATATAACTATAATTACAGCTTGCATAAATAGGTCATAGAAGATTACACGAGCGAATTTCTTGAAATCCCCTCTATCTTTAAATGCATAGAATCCGTCAAGTTGCATATTCCATAGTGTGCCAGCATACGTGTAGAACGTAGTCGCAAAATTAGCGATAGTCCCTTTGTTACGTTGTATGCCTGCTTGGTCTTTAATATCACCACTACCAAATATATCAATGATAGCCTTATCAGCTAGTTCAATTGCTCGTTGGTCTGCCCACTCTAAAGATATACCCTCTTTTTGTACAAGTTTAGAATATTCCACATCGTATACATCTTTCCAAATCGGAACAGAAAGCATTAGATCCGTTTCAGAAAGTAGACTGTAACCCCAACTATTAATAGCATCACGGGCCTCGCCTAATTGTTCCATGGTGTAACCGCCTACAGATTTACCATCAATCGTAAATCCTTTACCGCCGATTTCTAAACCTCTACGCATATCCTTATCAAGTGTTTGTGCACGCTCACGGAGCATTACGGATTTCCCTAATACGAATTCATAAGTTTCGTTAAACCGTCCAAAACCTCGGCCATATACGCCTACACCTGCACGATATAACGCACGCATTACTCTTGCTGCGCCTAATTGTTCCATAGCCACAGGAACATTCGCCACGTTTTGGATAGCTACACTTACCTTGCCTGCCATAACAGCAGATGTGATATTACGCTTAATCGTTTGCATCATATTGTCAAATTCGGTTAACCGAGATACTTCCGTTGTCCATTGGTCTCGTACCCATTGGCGCAAGTATTGGTACTCACTAGCACCGAGTTTATTTGTAATATAGTCAGCAAATTCTTTACGATTAATTAACGTATTTACATCCGTAACCGCCTCACGCATCGTAATGTGATTGATGCTTTCTGTAATTGCACGAGGTATTACATCTAAAGACAATAACAATTGTTTATCTTTCACCTTATCAAGACGTGATTTAGTAGCACTCATGCCATAACCAAAGGTAGCATTACTACTCATGAATGATTGTGCTATATCTTCCATTTCATGATTAGAAGATTTACCGCTAGTCTTAGGGTCGTACATTATAGGGTAATATTGCCCCTCTATGGTACGTCCGCCGATTCTAAATGTAATTCCTTCTTCTTTCTTTAATGGATTACCTGTCATGCGTTCTTGTACTGCACTACGTTCTGGATAAAATGAGTTGATTTGCTCCCATTCACGGATAATAAATTCCCAGTCTCTATCATCGAGTACGTCTTGGAATAGTCGTTCTATTTCAACCTCATTGGCTTTTACGGTCTCTATAGCACGTTGTCTATTACGTTCTGTCCCCCAATTCAAGGCTAGGGCCATAACTTGCTCTTTAGTGAGGTTTCTTGCGTCCCCTACTTGATAGCCCCGTTCGTTACGGATTTTATAGAGTTCCTTACGAGAATATAATGCTACGTTTTTAGCTAGGCGCATCGTTTCACTTTCAAGACGTTCGTTGAAATGTTGCCGTGCACGGTTAATAGTATCGTAGATATACATTTCAGCAGGGCCACCCTTGCCACCATCTAAACGGCGCAAGATGGTTTTGGTTTGTTGTAACGATTCAACGAAGTTAGCCACCTTATTGAATATAGCGTTTTTAGTAGTCTTGCTATTTTCAATGTTAAAAGTGCTTTCTTCTACTTCGCCAAATGTTTCAATAGCCTTATCAAGGATATCACGTTCTACATAATCAATAGATAAAGGATTGCCGTTTTCGGTTAAAAAGCTATTATGCTCATATTCCCTACGTCCGTTTTGATACATGCCAGTCATTAATTCTTCGAGCATGTTCAATTCATTAACGGTTAAGGTAGCGAATGTACGAGGTGATTTAGCATTAAAAATACCGCTTACAGTATCATCCATACTAATTAATGTATTGAATCCTGCTATACCTGCGTCTGGGTCAAGTCGATTAGTAATAACCGTTTCATCAAATCCATCTGTAGGCATCAATCCGTCACGCTTAATCAACCCCATTTGGTACATCATATGAGTATAGAAGTACCGCAATTGAGGGTCTAGCATTACAGGGTTTTTCGCACGAGTAATGCGTGCATTTTGTTCTAACAATTTAGTACGTAATTTCTTGATACGTTGTTGATTTTCAAATGCCACTCTAGCCCTTGCTTGATTCATCATTTGAGATTGTTTATGCTCTAATGCTTCCTCTACCTTATTAACGGCTAATGCTCTATCTGCATTCTTACCATCTCTGATTGCTTGATTTTGGTATTTCTTATATTGGCTCGCTTGTGCCAATGTCAAATCACCTAATTCAGCACGGGCCTTATTCATGTATTTAGGAATAGTGCCAAATCCACCATCACGAATTGCACGAACAGCATTAATGCGTTCTTGTAACTGTGCTTTCAATTTCTCTATTTTATCTTCGGCTTTGTCGAGTTCCTTAGAAGTAGAGTTCAATTCTTTAGCTACTTTTGCATTATCCTGTTTGATTTGTTCCGCTTTAGTAATTGCCTTTTCAATCGGTGCTAGTTCCGCATCAAGATTTTCTCTATTAGGGTCTAACCGCTGCAATTTATCCAATAGTTGCCAATTGTTAGCCAAATCCTTATTAGTATATTGCTTAATAAGTTTAGCCTCTTCTTCTGTAAGTGCCATTTGACCTTGGTTAGATAATAGCATTTCTTCCGCTATTTGTTCATTGGATTTTCCGATATTGTTGACCTCAACAAATTCGGATCTTGCGTGTTCCATCTCTTGCTTAATAGCATCTTCAAAGGTGGCCCCTGTTTCTTCTATTTCTGCTTTCTTTAGGTTTTCGATGTTGCCGTATTGAGTATTAACCAATGCAGCATCACCCACCGCATCATATTTTCTATGCTCTTTGTACGTTGGATAAGTATCAGCTAATCGTTTTTCGATTTCCGATTGTACATCGTATTTTACATCTTCCCATTCTTTAATAGGTCGATTATCTAACTCTTTCATGTACTTACGCATTACACGTTCTTTAGCTTTTTCTTTAATGTCAGCAATGTACCCTTGTACTCGTGCCTGTTCGGTTTCGCTCAACTGTTGATACAATTTTGTATTTTCAAATTGCTCTAATGCTTGCTCATGTGCGTAGTTTTCAATATCATCTTGCGTAGCTATCATGCGTGCCATTATATCCTTAATGTCAGATGGTACTTCACCGCCTAAACGTTGTACACTACGATAAATACGAGTTAACCATTTAGAGAATTGACGGAATACTCGTTGTAATCCTTTTGTTGGTGCTTCGCCACTTCGTAAATAGCTTTCCCAACCTCGTGCGAATTTCTCGTGTGCTTTGGTATTATCTACGTTTTCACCATCAACCCAACCGCTCCACTCTTTGAGTGTGTTCCAATCATCAAGTAATTGTTTAGGTGCATTGTCCATAGATGCTAGTTTTTGAATATCATCAAAGAATACATGGCCCATTTCGTGTAAGAATGTACTTCTATCAGCAGTTTTGAAAATACTGATGATACGTTCACCATCACTCATGATTTCGGTCATGCCATTAACAGATTGGTTGTACTTTTCAATGACTTTAATTGCTTTATCATCGAACACTACATAGCATCGTCCGTCTGTATATCCATCATATGTAATGCCCTTAACACCAGTTGAGTTTAAAAATTCAGATGCACCTTTATCACCGCCAAATGCTTTTGACAATGCAACATAAACATCTCTTCCTGTATATGGTGTTTTTGTAAATGTATCACCAATACTTTCCAAGATTTTATCTTCTTTTATTTTTTCTTTTGCACCCTCAACTTCTTTCTCTTTTTCTAGTGCCGATAACTTTTCATTAATTTCACCTATTAGCTTTTTAGCCATTTCAAATGTATTATCCGCTTTCAACTCGTCAAAGTTATATCCGTACTCAGCAGCAGCTTCTCTAGCGATTTTTTCTTTTATCTTATTTACATTGTTTGTTAAAGCATCAGCTATATAATCCCTATCTTGCTTTATACTCTGTATTTTGCCTAGTAATTTTTTATACTCTTGATTTGTGTTATAGGACGGATGCTCTTTATAGTAATCTAATAAAGCTTTTCGCTTATCGATTTCTAAATCATTAACGGCTGATACTATCTTGTTGATAATATCTTTATTTTGCTCTTTGAAATATTTATCTTCATCAAGCATTGTTTTTTCATCTGGGATTTCAACTTTGAATAATTTCGGATTTGTAGTTCCTAATCTCTTAGACAATACTTTTTGATAATTCCTAGATACCGATTTTTTCTTAGCAAAATACAAACCCCAACCATGTGCTTGATTGCCCTCACCAGTACCAATAGCACCTAAATCAAATTCATCAAAGTCATGTGGCGAACCATGCCATGCTGATTGATAATATTGATAATTATGTTTCTTTCGGAGCTTGTCTAAATCATTTTCGTTTGGTATACTATTAATAATATTAGACCAACTAACACTCATTTGTCCGCTTGATTGGACGTTATTGACTGTTAGTTGGTTTATTTTTTTTGTATTAACATATAACAAATCGCCATTATTTATCGCATTAGAGTACCATGTAGTATTAACTCTAGGGAATATACTTTTAACCCTAGTTTGATAGCTATTTCTTCCGCTTTGAACATCAAAAACCAACGGCACATGAACAAGGTTATTTTGCGTATCTCTTAATTCAACAACGGCAATAATTTCACCTTTTACCGATGCATTAGCAACAGGGTCAAAGTTTTTGAATATTGCAATCGGATTAGATAACGCACCAGGTAACTGTTTCATAACATTTAAGTCAAACTTATGTGCATGCTTAGTGGCAAATACTTTATTAAGCATTTTCGTTGTTATATAAACATCACCAGTTGTAAATTTGTAGTCAGGATCTTTAATTGTGCTAAACACTAAAGGTGCTGACATTATTTTATTTACACCTTGTTTAAGCGTTCCGTTTTGTAAATCGTTTAATATTTTCCCCCATTGAGTTATATCGGCTTGTAATTTTTGATGCATTGCCAATTGTTGTGCATACCCTTTTTGGTTTTCTAAAACCGCATTCATTTTGATACGCACGCTATCACGGAAATAATCCATAGCGGTATAACCACCACGGCCCATTTGTCGCATATATTGGGCCATTACATCAGCATGTTGTGCCATTAACAACGCATTAGCTTTTGCCGTTTCACGTTGTTTTCTGTCGGTACTTTCACCAATTGCTTTAACTACTTTGTTGTACACTTCATAGCCACTCTTGGATAATTGCATTCGTAACGCTATATCGTTACCGGCTAATGTGAAAATCTTATCGTGCAATCGTTCAAGGCTTTCAATTTGTTGTAGCGTATGTTCCATATCAGCATGATGGATATTGCTTTGGTTGAGTGCTTCCACGTTATCAGCAAATGCAGTTTGTGCTTTTGCTACGCTAGAATGAAATGCTGCACGTCTACGTTCTGCATTCGTGCGTGGTGCTTTACCGCTATTGTTAGACTTGTAATCAGTCAACCATTGTGGCTCTACACCAATTGCCGTAGCTTCTTTAATATCATTATCCATATTGTCAAAGTCGCTTGCGTAGTTTTCACGATACTCTTGCACTAGGTTTTTATACAAGTTATTGTACGCTTGTTTAACTTGTGTAGGATTAGAGAATACTTGGTCTAGTACTTCACGATCAATGTCGCTTGCATCTTCAAATTCATCACGGATAATGCTTTCCTTAACTCGTGCTGCTTTCTTTTCTGTTGCATCAACTAGGTTATTATTAAAGGCTTCCACTTCCGCTTTTGCACGTTCAAGGGTTTTCATAGACATACCGCCACGAGTAAAGTATGTACTTTCTTCTAGTGCCTTTACAGTTTCTTCCGTCAAGCCACCGCTTAATTGTGCATACTTCCCAATTGGAACAGGAATGTCTGCATCAGCTTCAATACTCTTTGATACTTCCTCTTGCGTAACCAAACCACTATCAATCATATTCTTAATAGCTTGTTGGCCCTCTTCAGTTTCTGCCATTTCATTGACATTCACATATGCAGTAGATACACCTACATTATCGCCCTGTGCTTGTACGATTTTTCCGTACAGTTCAGGGTTTTCTTTTGCCATTTTATTTGATGCTGCATCCTGTTTCAACGCTTGCATGATAGCGTTACCATTTCGATTTTGCTCGGCCATGATTGCGTGTTGTTGTTCTTCTGGTGTTAGCTTTTGAAATTCATGGAATGCTTTCATGGTATGAACACCACTCACACCGCCACCAATTGCACCTAAACCAATAACGGCTGGTAATGCTTGTAGCATTGCACCACCTGCACCTACTGCCATATCACCTATGGAGTATACTCCCTCTGGGTCATTAGCATTGCGATATAGGTTATGTTGGAATTTTTCGTTGATGTCTTGCAAGCCCTCTTCGACTAATTCAGAACCGCCAGCCTTAACAGATGCTTTCGCCATTTGTGCAACAGTAGTGCCAATGCCCCTATTAAATGTTGCGATTGTATCACTTGTAGCACCTTGTAATACTTTTGACATAACCGCTTTAGGTGCTACTTTACCTATACCTTTAACCATAAAACGTGTAGATGCCATTTCGATACCTGTATCAACTGCAGCATATGTCATAGCGTATTTATAGGCTTCATCATTAGAGTATACTTTATTACCATTTGCATCACGTTTATTAATGAGTTCTAGGTATTTGTTACCGAATGACATTTTGTACATTTCATATGCCATGTCAGCACCGCCACCCCATTTAGCACCAGTTGCTGCGCCTGCGCCTATACCTACACCATCGGTAGTTAAACCACCAATTACCGCGCCAATTGTACCACCTATAATTGCACCTCTACCGCCTTGTTTTCCCATCAT